ATACATTAATTATAAACTGGGTGCACCAGTTCTTGAAGTGAATGTAGCTGATGAACAACTGGATGTCGCCATCAATGATGCCTTCCAGTTTTTCAATGAGCGTAATCATTTTAATGGTGTGGAAAGAGGATATCTTATCTTTAATAAAGATGAGGCTCTTATGGATGGATTTGAGGGGTTTGCTCCTGTAGAAATCATTGATGGTAAGGAATATAAAAAACAGAATAACTTCATCACAATGCCTGACGATGTCGTGGGTGTTATTCAAATTATGAGAACCCAAGGTTCGATGGCTGGACAAGGTATTGTTCCTGGTGGTATGATTTACCCAATCCTTTTGGGTTCACTGAATGGTGGTTCTTGTGGAAGTGTCAATGCGACACTTACAACTTTTTATGCCATTCAAGAATACCTGGCATTAATTGATTGGATGTTCAATCCACCCAAGTCTTTTAGTTTCAATCAAAGGACACATAGATTGTTTGTTGATGGTGATTTGGGACGAGGTAATATCTTTGTTGTTGAGGTTATGATTAAACCAAGTCCAGATTTGTTCCCAGACTTATGGAACGACATGTGGTTGAAGGAGTATGCCACTGAGTTAGTAAGACTTCAGTGGGGACAAAACCTCAGTAAGTATTCACAGGTTCAGTTGCCAGGTGGTATCGTTATCAACGGACAACAAATCCTTCAGGACGCACAAACCAACCTAGCTAAGATTAGAGAAAGGTTTGCCATGGACTTTGCTGACCCCCCTTTGGATCTTGTAGGCTAATTCGTGTTATAATGTTATTATGAAACATAAACATCATAAAATACCCAGATACAGAGGTGGGGGTGATGAACCTGAAAACCTAGTTGAAGTGACTATCACCCAGCACATTATGTGGCACTTTGCAAACTATAAATTGTGGGGTGATGTTCGTGACAAGCGTGCTTATAAAATGTTATCTGGACATCCTGGAGAAGAGGAATGGATCCAATCTATTTCACAGGCAAGGAGAGCACAGGCACACATCACAAGAGAACAGACAAGGGCTCGACACGCTGCTGGAGACTTCTATACTAAAGAAGGGAAGCAGAAAGTATTGGCGGGGTGTAAGAGAGCAAATGACGCCAGATGTATATCTGTAAAACAGATAAGCACAGGAGTGATATACCCAGGTATAAAACCTGCTGCCAGAGCAACCCATACTAGTGCCAATACAATTCGTAGAGACATTCGTGAGGGGGTTGGCAATTGGGTGAAAGTGTGATAAGATAGGATTGTAGTTCTAGATTATTATGAAAAGACTTGCTGCTGTGATGTCAGCTCTTATGTTGGCGTCACCTGTGATGGCGGATCCTGAAGTCCGAGAATGGAAGACCCTGGATAGCATGGGATGTATGATGGTACGAGACTGTACCAATGGAGTTGATGCAATTGTAAGTGTCAATGCTTTGGCACTTGAGTTTCCTTATAGTAACTATAATGAAATCAAAGTGGAAGCAAACAACATCATTGATGAACTTCAACTGATGGGTGTCAGTGTTTACCTGGCTGATGACCAATACTTCCCTCGTGGACACGCCGGTGTGTATTACACTGTTGGCAATAACTTCTTTATGAATAAGAGTTATGCTGATGACCCTGTGATGTTCCTTCAGACTCTGAGACACGAAGCCTACCATGCAGCACAAGATGCAATGGCAGGAACCATCAACAATAACAACATCGCAATTATCTATCCAGAAGAAGTAGTACCTGCAGCTTATGTCTTGATGGCTGAGATTGCATATCCTCCTTCTGCTCGTCCTTGGGAACAAGAAGCGAAGTGGGCAGGTGCCACACCTAATATGACACTTGAGGTTCTTCGAGTCATCAACCGTACAGGTGGTGAACCCTGGAAAGAGATCGAACCAACTCCAATGACACGAGAGTGGTTAGAGAATAATGGCTTCATAAATAACTAAAAAGGTCTAATGCCATATACATCCCCATTCTTCTCTACGACTACAGGTTACTCTGGTGAGCAGAGTTTGGTGGATGATCTTGTTAGAGAACAGATTAAGTTATATGGCATGGATGTTATTTACATGCCAAGAAAGAATGTGAACTTGGATAAACTCTTACACGAGAGTTCCAAGTCCGCATTTGAATTTGGTATGCCTATTCCTATGTACCTGAAAACCTTCTCTGGTTATCAGAATGGAATGGAGCTCCTCAGTAAGTTTGGAGTTAGAAGTTCTGATGAGATTACGATGGTGATGTCTCGTTCAGAATTCCTCACTTATTATGCTCCTTTTATTAAATCATATTATAATGCAATCGATGGTAAAAATCCTGATGAAGAACTCAATCGATTAGAAGGTGAGACAGCAGCAAGACCTAAAGAAGGAGATCTTATTTACTTCCCATTTGATGATGGCATCTTCGAGATCAAGTATGTAATGTTCGACCAACCCTTCTTTCAGTTGGGTCAGGGTTATGTCTTTGAGATCCAGTGTGAGAAGTTTGAGTACAGTGGTGAGACATTTGATACTGGCATTGATGATATTGATGACTCAATGAAGAAGCCGGATTATTACAGAACAGAATTTACTTTAGAAGAAGGTAACGACATCAGTTTCGTAAATTATGAGACAGTGAAGATTTATGATGTCTCTCAACCAGTTGCAGGAGAAGATACATTAGACTTTAGACTTTATAAAGATCCTGGATATCTCCATGATGTACCCTTTGTCACTGCAAGGGTTATGGAATTTAATAAACCAGATAAAAAATTATTGTTAGCTGATATGTCAGATCTTGATCCAGATCAGATGGATAGGACAACAGGTGATGTGACAATAAACAAATTTGATAGTGTGATTATCATTGGTGATAGAAGTGAGGCTGCTTGGTATTCTAATAAAGCGGATGAGCATGATATGGCATTCAATGATTCTAAGACTTTACAACAAGAATTCCACGATATTAAAATCTTAGATCTAGGTGATGAAAACCCCTTTGGTTTCTTCTAGGACTAAATAATAGAAATAGAATGTGAATTGTGTTAGGAAAGTATAGTTATCATCAGATTTTTAGGAAGAGTATCATTGCGTTTGGTACTCTGTTTAATAATATTATTGTAAAAAGAAAGGATTCATCAAGAAAGGATGGGTTAGAATCTTATAAGGTGCCAATTCAATATGGACCTTATCAGAAGTACTTGGCAATGATTGCCGCTGAGCCTACTCCTGAGAGGCAGTCGATGCAAATCAGTCTTCCAAGACTGTCCTTTGAAATCAAAGGTTTGCATTACGATGGTTCCAGGAAGTTGGTTCCTACTCAGATGGTGAGAACGATTCCTTCATCTGGAAAGGATGCAGAAGGTAAGCCAATTCAGTATGCACAGTACCTTCCAGTTCCATACAATCTTGATGTTGAGATGTCAATCATCTCTAAGAACCAGGATGATGGACTCCAGATTCTAGAACAGATCCTTCCTTACTTCCACCCTTCACTTAATGTATCCATTGAGGTTATCGATGAAACCAAAGAGGAACGCGACATTGCAATTGTCCTTAACGGCGTGGGTTATAATGATGATTATGAGGGTGATTATTCACAAAGAAGAACACTCATCTGGACACTCAACTTTACTGTAAAGACTTATCTCTTCGGTCCAGTCGATGCTCAGAGAGACATCCGCAAGGTTACTTTGGATTATCGTTCGGACATCGTAAGGCGTCCAGCAGAGTTACGTTACAGCAGCGAGGTACAAAGTACAGCAGAACCTCCAGTGCCTCGTGATGAGATTAAGCCTGAAGAGACAGACACATATAAAGTTGTAGAATCTTACGAAGATATCTACTCCACTGATAATGATTTCTTTCAACTGTAACAATCATGAAAAACCATGAAACGTTAAACGATACATTCGACATCACTCCAACAGAAGTGGTATCTAAACCAATCAAGAGAAACAAAGAAACTGTCGCTCTGACAAATGTCAGTGAGATGAAGGACAAGGATGTAGCTTATGTGAGAGGTAAGTTGTATGAGATGACTGAGAAGTTATCTGAGGCAGCTAATGAAAGTTTAGAGTCTGCTCTAGAGTCTGGCCATCCTCGTGCCTGGGAGGTTGCTGGTAACACAATGAAACTGGCTGCTGACACAGCAGAGAAGCTTATCCACCTTCAAGGTTCTAACCGTAGGTTAGATGAGGAGAGAGTCAATGTGAATGCCACACAGAATAACACCACTGTCACAAACAATGTCATGTTCTCTGGTTCAACACAAGAGATGATGGCAATGTTGAAGGAAGCACAGAAAGAGAACAACAAGTAATGTACGAATACAAAGTAAGTAAGATCGCAAGGGTTGTTGATGGAGACACCCTGGATGTCATCATTGACTTAGGGTTTGGACTCTTTAAGAAAGAAAGAGTAAGAGTTGCTGGAATTGATACGCCTGAGTGTCGTACCAGAGACTTGGTTGAGAAGAAGTATGGACTGGAAGCAAAAGAGTTTATGAAACAACTCCTGAAGCAGTCTAAGAACCTTATCATCAGGACAGAGAAAGATGGTAAGTACGGAAGATGTTTAGGTTGGATTTATACAGAGGGTAATCACATGTCTCTCAACGAACAGATGATTGAGATGGGTTATGCATTTCCATATGATGGTGGCACCAAACTGACAGGTGATGACAGGTGGACTGCTTTAGATGCCAAGAGAATAAATAATAATAAAGACTAACAGGTTATGAAATCTTATAATAATTTTTTAATTGAATATGATGGTGCTGGTGCACAAGCCAGAAGAAGAAACCAGATGAAAAAAGGTATGTTGAAACCAACATCATCTGGTATTGAAAGAGAAAGACAGAAAGCTGACGCAGCTGGTAAATCTGTTGCATCAAAAGCTGTTGCAGATAAGAAATTAAGAGATGCTAAAGCCAACACTCCTGGTAAAAAATCTGCTGTATTAAATAAACCTTCTGATTTTACTCCTAATAATAATCCCAAACCTCAGAGAGTTCAAGGTAATATCGTCGGTAAGGGTGGACAGATGGAGTTGCCTTTAGGTGTAAAATCTAAACCAAAGACTCCAGCTAAACCAGAAAAATTTAAAGCTGGTAATCAGATTCCTTTAGAATTCAAGGCTGCTGATAAAGGAAAAGAAATGATGGGCAAAAAGAAACAATCTGTTGAGAAACCAATTAATTCCACCAAAACGACTGGAGATGAATCTTCAAAACCAAAAGATGGCAGAATTGATAAAGTTCGCAAGCAAGCTATTCGTGGTACAAAAAAGACTTTGGGTAGAACATTCCAAAATCTTATGAAGAAATCTGAACCAATCGAAGGGGAAAACAATTCAGTTAAGGCCTCATCTCTCCACTCAGGACAGATTTCCTGACACTAAATAACTAAAATAACTCATAAACTGATGAGCGATACCTCTAAAATGAGGGAGCAACTAGAAGGCATCAAGGATGCTTATGCCTCTGACTCCTCAAAAATTCGTAATGAGACCCTCGCTGAAGGGTTCGAGAAACTAAAATCACGTATCAAGGGTGTCGATGTACCTTTACCTAAGACAGAGATAAAGGAACAGAAGACAGCAGAGAGAAAGTTTACTCCTCTTCAGATTGCAGAGAAAGCGACTCAAACATACAAAGAGAAGATTCGTCCAGAGGTAGAAACATCTGAAGTAAGGACATCTGAAAAACCTGTAACGCATGCAGTAAGAACCAACGCCAAAGCGATGGCAAAGGCTCTCACTAACATGAGAACATCTGGTAATGCTGGCAAACCTACACAATCAACTCCCAATGGCAATGGCGATCTCGGCCAGTATACTTCTCCCGCTAACAATAATGACGGTGATCTTGGTAACAATACAGGGTTTGGTCAGTATGCAGCGCTGACAACCAACATGACGTTGGAAGAATATCAAGATTATTTTGCTAAGAAGTTTGTCAAGGAGGAAGAAGAAGAGACATACGAACCATTAGAAGAACAGGAAGTAATTGAGTCCACTGATGTGGTAAAGGAACTGGAAGAGAGACTTCTGGAACTTGATGACACAGCATGGAAGTCAATTGATGTTGTAATGCGTGATTTGGCAAAGGAAGAGAACATTACTCCAAAGGAACTTCATAAAGCATTCAGGTCAGAACATGGACAGATTCCTGATGATTGGTTGAAGGAGAACAGAATCACTGAAGCCTGTGGTTTTATGCCATTGGACGAAGCAGCAAAAATTATCAAGAATGGTTGTGTTTATGATGTGACCTGTATGTGGAGAGGAGGAACTCATAGACTGAAGTTCTTCTGGCCACAAGATGGTACACCTTCGAAGGAAGAGATGCAGAATGCAGTTGAGTTATTCTATCCTAAAGCTAGATTGATTGCTCACTATCCCTGCATTGATGAACCTGACAACTTTATGGTTGTCGTTCCACCTGTCACAGAAAATTATAACTTTATCCCAGAGGATAATTGGTTTGAATTGAATGAGGATTATGCTGATTTCATTCAGTACATCTATGAGGAAGAGGGTGAACCAATCACATCACCAATCGAAGTTGATGGTGGATTATCATTCGTCGTCGAAAGTCATGACACTGGTGAGGAAATTGAGATCTTCATCAATGAAGAAGGACTTCATGCTTGGTTCGGTAGTTCTAAGTCAAAAGATGGTAAGCCTGGTTGGGTTCAATCTGATGGTTCCCCCTGTGCCAATGAGAAAGGTGAGACTAAGACACCCAAGTGTTATTCATCTGCTAAGAAAGCAAGTATGAGTAAGAAGGAATTGAAGTCAGCAGATGCTAGGAAGTCCAGACAGGATCCTGGTCAACAACAAAAGAGTGGTGCAGCAAAGCCCACTTATGTTTCTACCGACAAGAAAGAAGAAGTTGATTATGATCTTGACGAAGCTTGTTGGAAGGGTTATAAGAAGAAAGGAATGAAAAAGATGTTTGGTAAAATGTATCCAAACTGTGTGAAAGAAGGTGATGAGATGAAGGGTCTTACCCAGAAGGGTGGACATAAGAGATCCACTGAAAGTGGAGCAGGTCTTACACAGAAAGGTGTAGATGCCGTGAATAGAAAGACAGGTGGCAACCTAAAGACAGCAGTCACCACACCACCTTCTAAATTGAAGGCTGGTTCTAAGGCAGCAGGCAGACGTAAAAGCTTCTGTGCCAGGTCCAGAGGATGGAATGGTGAGAGAGGTAAGGCGGCTCGTCGCCGTTGGAACTGCTAATAAATACTGAAAAGAAGTAAATTATGCTTTCGACAGAATACAGGCTTCGGCTTGAGTTTATCTGCCAGAGAATTGCGACTAATCAAGAAGTCCAATTGGACGAAATGATCTGGGCTAATAAGTTAGCCAAGGCAAATCGTTCTGCTGGTGAGATGCTTAGAAGAGCGAGACGTCAATCAAGGAATGACATTCAGGAAGGAGGGATTGACGATTTTTTAAACCAGATGGATCTGGGTGACCCTGATCCGACCAATCATAGTAATGGGTTTGGTAGTGCTGATGAGATCAGTGACTGGTTCCACCATGAAAAGACTGACGACTGGAGACAGCATGACTAATGTGAATGACCCTGTATGGGGTGTTATTATAATGTTAGCTATTGGACTTGCAGGAACCTGTTGGGTTATCTACGCAATACTTGGAGATGAGGACTGATGGCTGATACGGCGTACAAAGCAAATCCTCTTCTCAAACAACGTGGAGTCCAGATTGACTTCACAAAGGAACAAGTTCAGGAAGTCATCAAGTGTTCACAAGACCCTGAGTACTTTTTAGAACATTACATCAAAGTCATCTCATTGGATGATGGTATTGTTCCCTTTATTCCTTATCCATTCCAGAGAGAGCTGGTAGACAGTTTTCATAACAATCGATTTACAATTTGTAAGTTACCTCGTCAGTCTGGTAAGTCAGTGACTGTGACGGCGTATCTTATTCACCAGGCACTCTTTAGAGACAACATCAACGTCGCCATCCTGGCAAACAAACGAGAGACATCGTTTGAGTTGATGGCTAAGCTACAGACATCTTATGAAAACCTTCCTAAGTGGTTACAACAGGGTGTCCTCGCTTGGAACAAAGGATCTATTGAACTTGAGAATGGTTCTAGAATTACTGCGTCTTCCACTTCATCATCGGCTGTCCGTGGTTTTTCATACAACATTGTTATGTTGGACGAGTTCGCATTCGTTCCTACCAACGTTGCGGAAGACTTTTTCAGTTCTGTATATCCTACTATCTCCTCTGGTAAAAGTACCAAAGTAATTATCGTCTCCACGCCCAATGGGATGAACCACTTCTATAAGTTGTGGAATGATGCAGAGAAGAATAGAAACAGTTATAACGCCATTGAGGCACATTGGAGTGAGGTGCCTGGACGTGATGAAGTATGGAAGCAGGAGACAATTGCCAACACCTCAGAGCAACAGTTCCAACAAGAATTTGAGTGTGACTTCATTGGTTCTGCTGGTACTCTCATTGCTGGTAGTAAACTCAAATCTTTATCTTATAATGATCCTCTGACTTCATCAGGTGGATTGGACATCTACGAGATGCCAATTCCAGGACACGAATACATTATGACAGTTGATGTCTCTCGTGGACTGAGACTGGATTACTCTGCCTTCTTATTGTTTGACATTACATCTTATCCACATAAACTTGTAGGTAAGTATAGAAACAATGAGATCAAACCAATGTTGTATCCTGAAGTGATCGTCCAGGTTGCAAAGCAGTACAATAAGTCTTGGATTTTATGTGAGGTGAATGACATTGGAGATCAGGTTGCCTCCATCATCTTCTACGACATGGAATATGAGAACCTGTTGATGACATCAATGAGAGGACGTGCTGGACAGGTTCTAGGACATGGGTTCTCTGGTGGTAAGACCCAACTTGGTCTGAAGATGGCGAAGGCTCCTAAGAAACTTGGTTGTAGTAACATGAAACAGATGGTGGAATCTGATAAAATTATTTTCAACGACTTCCACCTCATCAACGAGCTCACCACGTTTGTTGAGAAGAGGGAATCTTTTTCTGCTGAAGATGGATGCCATGATGACTTGGTGATGTGTTTAGTTATTTACGCTTGGGCTGTGGCTCAGGATTACTTCAGAGAGATGACAGATCAGTCTGTCAGAGAAGAACTTTATGAGAAGGATAAGGATAGTTTAGAGGAAGACATGGCACCTTTCGGTTTCATTATGGATGGTTCTGATGATGACAGAATCGTTGATAAGAAGAATGGATTAGTCTGGAATGGTGTTTCGACTGATGAATATGGGACTCCGAACTCAAACTGGGAGTGGGCACAACCTTACGGTGGAGATCCCTCTTGGTGGTGAGGTTCTCAGGGATTTTTTGATGTAATATTCATCGTTTTTATTTTTACGTAACTGAAATTATATCTAAATAAAAATGAATATCTTCATATTCGGGAGCTAAACATGGTTATCAAAACCTCCTCCCCAGGTGTGATCGTCAATGAAGTCGATCTAACAAGGGGAACTAGTGATGGAATCACTAGTAACGTTGCTTGTTTGGCTGGTCCTTTCCAAAAGGGTCCAGTTGACAAGATTACTCTCGTAGAAACAGAAGTTGATTTCCAAGCAACGTTTGGGGACCCGACAGATGAAAACTACGAGTACTGGTTCAGTGTAGATAATTTTCTAGAATACGGTGGCACTTGCTACGTTGTCCGTTGTGACGACAGTGTTGGTGGTTCCGGTCTGATGCGTAATGCAGCTGACGGATCTAAAATCGATGCCAGTGGCAACGAGATTAAGTATTACGTCAAGAACGTTGATGACTTCGAAGAGAATTACTTTAACGAGGATGCCGCCATGGGTGGCCTTCCCGCTAAGTTTATCGCACAGAACCCTGGCACATGGGGCAACAACATTTCTGTTGCTGTTATCGACCATGGTGCCGATTATCAATTGAGTCTTAAATCAGATAAGGCAAATAACGCCTCAACTGGTGCGGTTGTTCAAGGTCCAATTTATTTTGACAAGACATCCAATCTTGGAGATGATGTTGCTGTTTATGTAAAGGTTGCTGCTGCAGCTGAAACAATCACTCAGGTTCCACAATTTTCAAATGTCAGAACTGCACACGCAGGTAATAAAGACATTGCAGGTGGTGGAGTTTATGGTGCAGTAACACTGACAAACAGTGGCGCTAATTACGGACTCAGATCAGGATCTTCCACAAGAAATGGTTCGAACGGAAGTGGAACTGGTGTGAGTATTACAACAACCATTACAAATGGTGTTGTTACCTCAGTTGACGGAATCGCCGACGGTGGTACTGATTATGTTGTTGGTGATGTCATTCAAATTGACGGCAGCCTTACACTAGAAGCGACAGTTGAAGTTAAGACTGTTGACATTCCAGGTGCACCGGTTGTATCTCTCGCACTGACTGATGCCGGTACACTTTATTCGGCTGATGCAACTGATGTTGCCTTGGTAGGTGGAAGTGGAAGTGGAGCAACTGTTGACTACACATTTGCTGTTGGTGACGTTGTTGAAACAGTCACACTAAATCAGCCTGGTACTGGTTATAAGGATGGAGAAATCCTTAACATTTCTGGTGGTAACGCTGATGCAACAGTCACAGTTTCCACAGGACTCACTGGAGTCATTACTTCAGTTCAATTAAAGACTGGTGGTGAAAACTACGAAGTCAGTGGAGATGGTAATGTCTTCGGTATCCCAACAGATGGTGGTAACGGAACAGGAATGACAGTTGGTTACAGTGTAACCGGTGGAGTTGTTTCTGGTTTATACATTGCATCACCTGGAAATGGATACCAGATTAGTGACATTGTCACGATTGTTGGTGGCGATGGAAACGCGGCATTCACAGTTGACACATCGTCTACTGGAATCTATGGTGGTGTGAGCATCACTAATGGTGACAGGATCCTCCTTTATGGACAAACTAATAACGCCGAAAATGGTGTTTATGATGTTAGTGCCACTGGAAGTTGGACGCGTTCTTCTGATGCATCACTTAGTACAGATTTCGTAACAAGTAAGTCTGTAATCGTTGACGAAGGTGACAGTTCTGGTAATGCTTTCCAATATAATGGATCTTCGAATCCAACACTTGGAAGTGACCCAATCGTCTTTGACGCATATGTCCCTTACACTTCAATCGCATCTGGTGATAAAGTCATCGGATACGACAATCTCGACTCCGCAACAGGAGCTGAAGGATTTGTTCAATCAGTGAGCAATGGTGTTTATGAAATCGTGGTTACTGCTGGCGATTTCGCCGTTGGTAATTACATTTCTAAGAACGCTGGAATTCAGAAAACTGGATTGATTAGTGAAATCGATTCTGTTGGACGTCACATTCTATATTCTTTCGGTGAAAAGGATTTGAGTGGGGCAATCATTGACGAGACAGTTGTCAATACACTGTTCATTCCCAATGCTTTGACATTCGATCAGGGTGTTGATAGAGGTTGGCCTAATAAAATTGGCGACAAGCAAAAGTTACCTATCGATGGTGACAGAGCTAAGTCAACTTTGGGTGATACTTACATCTGGAACAAGAACATCAGTGCTTGGATCAATGACTTCAAGCCTTCTGAGAATGACTTGGTAACTGATGGAACACACGTGTTCACAGTTGACATTGGTGAAGACTGGTATAATAAACAGATTGCTTTTGCTGGGATTCCTTGGTTTAGATTCGCTTCTAGACCTGCAACAAGCCCACGTTCTGTTGATCAAAATGCAAGAAATGATGAAATTCACGTCATTGCATATGATAGAACTGGTGATCTAACGGGTTCTAAGGGTAATGTCCTTGAGAGTTTCTTTAACCTTTCCAAGCTGAGAGGAGCCAAGACACCTGAAGGTGATAACAACTATTACATTGACGTTGTTAACTCTAGATCTTCTAACATCTTTGCTAACAGAGATGTCGATACGACAGAGCTCACACAAATCAACGATGATTTGGGATTTGATGCACCTGGTGCACAGGTTGGTGATGGAGTCGTTTCATCGTTCATTGACGCAATGAGCTATGATCTTGGAGATGGTGTAAACCAGATGCAAGCAACACTTGGTGAACTCCAAGTTGGATATCAGAAGTACCTGGATGAGAACGTCGAAGACCTCGACTACATCCTGCAAGGGCCTTCCTTATCCGATCCTGACGAAGCAGTTTCTAAAGCTAACTTCGTTATTTCAATGGCAGAAGAACTGAAGACGTGTATCGCCTTTGTTTCTCCTCCACGTTATGCAGCTATCGATCCACTGAAAGCTGACGTCATTACTGAAAGAGTAACGGACTTCTTCGATGAACTCTCCGCTTCTTCTTACGCGATGTTCGACAGTGGTTACAAGTATAGCTACGACAGATTCAACGACAAGCAACGTTACGTTCCTTTGAACGCTGACATCGCTGGTTTGATTACTGAGTCTGGACAAATCGCAGAACCTTGGTACTCACCA